TTGTTGAGGTTGTTGAGGTTGTTGAGGCGGCTGTTGTTGTTGAGGTTGAGGTAGCGGCTTGCCGGGAATATGCTTATCTTTGCCTACAATCTCAGGCTTCGCCCAATCCTTTTTGGCTAAAACTTCCATGTACAACCTGGCGTTGAATTCCGTTACCGACTCCATCAAAAAAGGAACCATCACATTAGCCGCGCCCTCAAAGGGGGTATCTTTGCTCTTCGTTTCCCCTGATTCCATTTTACACAGTGCCAAAGCTCGCTTGTACTTAGACAACCATTTTGACATTGATTGCTCGTCTGATTTATATTGATAAAGAATTTCAGTCTTCATTTTTTCAAGCGTGTTTTTGGCTATATCGTTGACAATATTATCTCTGGCCGCCCACTCGATCAACTTTCGAGCGGCCCTGGAATTGGCGCTTTTTATCTCCATTTCAGCTAATTCATCAAAATCAATCTCGGGTGATGGCGGCGCTGATATCATTAAATCTTGAGGAACTGACATATTATTTTATCTCCCATAATTTCACGTTTCTCATTTTATCACCGAACATTTTTTATTAAAGCAGACAATTCATAGTGAGTTAAAGGCCGGTATTTTCCGCACCGTTCACAGCGTTTTGGTGTACGTTTATCTTGAATACTTTTGCAGGTACTACACGGCTTTAAACTCTTGATCACTTGCTTTCACCCTTGCTTAACGAGCTTACTGATGTGGTTGATTATTCGTCGTCATAATCTAAAGCGATTAATTTACACGCGGCCAAATACTTTGCATCAGGATCTAGATAAACACTAACAATCTGTACAAACTCGGCTAATGATTTTCTATCAAATCCAGAAGTAATATACTGGCCGATGTTATTTGATAGTTGAAGCCTCATTCTACCTGGCTGTGAACAGGGTTCAAGGACCATTCTTGTAAACCCATCATCGAACTTTATACCTATCTTACCTCGAGAAGACTTAAAGTAAGATGTCTTTTCAAGCACCTCAGCAGTAGATCTATAATCGTCTAGCGACACAACTTTTTTGTCTAGGGCCATTTTTTTGAAACCTTTCTCTTGATGCCGGCAATATCGATTCTAATATTTATTGCTTATTTCGACGATTATTTGTCAGTATCCCGTTCTTTCGTTTCGTGCGGACGCTTGCCGGTGGTGAGCGGTAAAGGGTTGTTGTCTTGCCTCCGCCAGCCCCATGATCAGATAGCGAAGCGCATCCATTAAATGGTCATGCTGCTTAACAACCTGCCCTTTTTCGCTCCTACGATACAAACCGTATTCGAATTTAGTATTAGCCATGGTTCTGAAAAATTTTAACCGGCCGGTGCTCAGCCGTTGCCAAACTTCATACAATCCAGTTTCCACCGCTTTAATTGCATTGGTTAACACTAAGCCTTGGCCGGTGTACATATCGTGAAGCTTTTCCCCGTCTGTTTGCGCTCGACCGTGAGCGCTGGTGTCTATAATTCCGGGGATCCACACCGCCCGCGCTTTGATAGCCGTGGCATGAATTGCCGGCTCGGCCTCACCTTTATAATGCTCACTCCAACAATAAACAATATCAGAATCCTTATCCCATGCCCCCCAGATTGCCGCCGTTTTTTTCCAACCTACATCAAAACCATAGGCTTGCCAATAGTGCGCCGGGATTTGAAAGGGCTCACAACAAACCTCTTCCCACGGCACCGGATAAATAGCGCCAGCCCCTATGTTGGGCTTACCTTTGCTTCTCGCCTCCCTTAGATGAGGAGGGCAGGAGTCGAGCAGTTCTTTCATTGTTTTCTGGTCTAAATGAGGGACATCCTCCCATCCGGCTGTTACTAAATATTTGCTGCTGGTAACTTCCGGCATAAATCTTTAAAGTTTCGCCCCCGCGTTTTCAACCAGCATTCTGATTCCTTCCTTAAAAAAATCGATAGCCTCTTTTATTATTTCAGTTTCAACCGCGCCGTGTACTGCACTACCAATAATAAAGCTGTTGTCTTCTACCGCTGTCAAGTTGTCCCCAATCAAAACACAATTTGAATACGCCCCTGAAGAACTATTACTACCTAGGATAATATTATTACCGCCCTCGATCGGATCATAATGACTAACGTTACCTAATACTACATTATCTTCTTTTATCATTTTTTAGTTTCCGGTGGTCTGAATTCAGAGCCGAGAAAGCTTAATACTAACTCTGTTAGCCCTCTAAGCGGCGTGAATGTCAGCATTGAGATTCCGCCGGTGGTCGCCATTCTCATTAAACCTTCGCTGTAAACGTCTAAGGGGCACTCTTCATCTGCCCAGAATAATTCTAATTCAACGCCTTCAAATATTTTACGCCCTGATTCATAACTTCTTAGAAAAAGGTTAGACCAGCCGCCGCTTTCGTGCTTGATCTTAACGCTGTCGAATGCTCGCGGGATTCCCGATTTTGGAACTTTATCGCCTATGGAGGCTTTCGGTAAAAGCGCCTCCCCTGGGTCGTCGTAATTCCCGAACAACTTGGCTTGTATAATGTCTCTTGTGGTTATTCCTGTATTCCCTGAGCACATGATACGACACGGTGAATCAAAGCGTTTACCTTCCCACCAATGCGGATAATTGCCGGTGGCATGGTAAACCACCTCAATGCCGCCCGCGCCTTCTGTCTTACCAATTCGATTTGCAGCCATAAAACAGCGCTCGCGGTAGGTGGCTCCAGCCTTAAAAAATTCCATATGCTTTTTATACAATTCACGACGGAACGGCCCCTTGTCGGGATAGTAAGACTCTATTTTATTTTCTTTTTGCCACTTAATTTTTAAGTTTTCGAGGCGTAATAATTCTATTCGCTGTTTTTCATTTAATCGCGTAAAGCTTGGCAAGCTGTCTATCAACTTCGGCAATATCTATAGCCTCCTCACCCGTTTTTATAATGATTTCTTGCTGCTTTAGGTCGGGCATGTATTTTTTGATGATGGCTAATTTTATATTGGCTTTCATGTTAAGACGAACCACATCAGTTTGCGATAAGTTTATTCTCAAATCGCCTAGTTTTTTAGCGATATCAAGAACATCCTCTATGTGCCTACCGGCGCTTAATTTTGCGCGCAATTCGTCTTGGCGTACTTCCCTGTTTCTATTTGCTCTACTTATTCCGATCTGACTTTTTTTGGGCGTCGACAAAATTTAACTTTTCCGTTGCGAAATAGATAACCTCGCAATTTGCAGCCATAAAGCACTGCTCGCTTGAGGTTTATTCAAAGAGGTGGGGCCTTCATTTGTGTGTGTCATTTGGGGTTTTTGATCGGGGCCGTAATTGCCGCTATCAAGCTTTTTTTCTTGCCGCGCGTTGTTCGATTTGTCGCGGACTGGGTTAATGGTGGGGTCGCCGTTTCCGGTGACGCCTGGCTTAGTGAATTTCATTAATAATGATATCCAGGGTTAGATGAATCGGTTTTACTTTTGCCCTTGCTTGCCTTACTGCCTTTATTTCCCTTCGCGCCGGAGGGCATAAAACGAGATTTTCTAGGGTTTTCGCCTGCTACTTTCGGTTTTTTATCCATTATTTATAACCTTTTGTTATTTGAAAACCCTATACCCAATATTAGATCTTGTCAATTTTTGACTTTTTTTGCTTTAGCTGAAGGGTTGCAGCCGCGTTAAATCTATATTAAATATTGTACATACATTAATTGTTAGGTATAGTGTACGTACAATAATTAGAGAAGGAGCTAAAATATGCCGCCCAAACTTGGCAGAAAACCATCTTCTAAGCCGAACAAAACTCGCTTAAGCATTCGAATCAAGCCTCATTTAAAACAGTACTTAGAGTCAACGGTAAGTCAGACGATAACGGTAGAAGAGGCAATAAAAGAATCTAAGGGCTATCTAGAATACATCGCCCTAGAATACCTCGCAAAAAAGGAGTTAACAGATTGATCAAAGTTATTAAAAGGGTGGAGATGGCAAATGATAATGATATCTATGAGATCGTATTAGGATCGCCGTTGGAAATTATAAAAGACGATGATGGTTTTTCAATTATAGAAGATGACGAGGCAATCGATTGGCGCAAAACCCACAAAGGTGCAGAGCTGGCGGCTAAAGAGTGGGCTATGAGAGACGATCTAATAGTGACCGGATACGGCAAGCACAGTGGCCAAAAATTATGGAAATTACCCGATAAATTATTGGCCGAAATAAAGAAACGCATAGAGTGAAGGCCGCTTATATATACCGCCGAGGCTCGCAACCTATGCGGTAGGGGATGACAACAAGAGGAGGTGGATCGGGAAGATAAACCACTAAATTATCCGCCCCAAAGCGCCGGGTGGTCTCTGATGTATGAGTATCACCAGTTAAATGCCGGGCCTCCTTAAACGAACAGTTGATACTTTCGGCGGCATGAGGCGTATACCCGTACTGGCTACGATACCACCAGCCAGCACGAGAAAGCTTAAATATTCTCCAGCCTCGCCCTAAAATATTATCATTCTCTTCACAGCGCGCCCTTAACATCGCTATGATTTTACTTTGAAGTACTTCCCTTTCGACAGCCTCATTCTCTTCACAGCGCGCCCTTAACTTCGCTATGATTTTACGTTGAAGTACTTCCCTTTCGACAGCCTTAGCGAGCTGATCTCTGAGGTCTTCTATTTCTGTCCTTTGTCTATACATTTTGCAGTGTCCTTTCATAAACGCCCGGTTATATTGACTGTAATAGAAATTATAGTTGGTGGATTTGGCCTACCTTTAACTTCTACACACATTTTTTTACTAAAAGCGCTCTCTAAGCCTTGGGTATCTTCCACGGTTAAGGCAAAGCAATGGTTTCCAGCATCAAAAGAGCGGCTGAATTCCAACGGTAAATCTAGTTTTTCATCCGTTCTAACGGCTTCATGC